CATTCCCAAAGATAGTGAACGAACCCGCCGACACGACAATGCGTTCGACACGCAACAATGTGCCGTCCGCCGTTGCTTGTGCCACCACCGCGTATACCTTGGTGTTTGCATCTACCAAGGCGTTTGTGATGACGACGGAACTTTGCCCCGCCGCTATCGCCGCCTTGCCGTTCGCCGTGTTCTGGGTGTAAGCCCCGGTGGTCAGCGCGGTGTCAAGGGCAGCGGTGGCAAACCCAGACCCGATCAGCGCGTCTTCCTGCGCCTTGCCGAAAGATGCCACATCCCCAGCCAACCTGCCCATGTAATTCCTACTTAAAGTGACACTCATAATAATACTCCCAAGTTAATGTTATTAAAGTACATAATATTTACATGCCAATTGCGGGTAAGTTGCCGCCCAACCAAACAACGCATCCAACCTTAAGTTTCCCACGTCGTTGCCGCCGTCCCAGTATTGGGTGACTTTTATGGTCACGCCGTCCTCGGATGTTTGGGAGCTGGTCGCGCCGCTGCCTGGGGGCGGTTCTTTCATGTTGACCATTGCCAAGGTGAAAGCGTCCTTGTGGTAGGCGATATTAGCCCCGTAAGACGTGCTTGCAGCACCTTGTATGACATAAGGTGCACCAGTGGTAGGGCTTGCGGTGACGTTCTGTAAGTTTCCGCTAGTGACCAATGGAGGGCTTACATTGATGGTGGTAGCCCCTATAAGTGCATCGGCAGTGACCGTGAACATCGCCAATTGCCCTGTAGTCATCCGTGTTTGCGGATTTACCGCGAACACGTTAGGCCAGGTGATGGTCGTGCCACGCGCTAACGTGCCGCCAGCGATGGCGACGACGGTGATGGCAGAACCTACCTGACCCGCGCCGTTGACGTTGGTGGCGGTCGCCGCGCCGTTGGTTTGCACACCGACGTTTTGGCTCATCACGAAGTCAAACCCAAGGGCGTTTTTCATTTGCCCTGAATTGAACTGGCCGGATATGGTCGGGACTGAGTTGAACATGCCTGACATCCCTGCGATAAGGTATCCGTTGGTGCGAGGGTTTGCCACGAAATAACGGTTCGATACTGGTGCGCCCATTTCAGAAAGCCTTGCGCCCGTGTCGGTCGCGGCGGAAACTGCCAGGGCTTGGGTGTTTGGCGCAACGCCTGTGGGGTTAATGACATTGAACGTGGAAAGGCGTGCCATTTCCAGCCCTTGCCTGTCTATTTCCGTGGTCAGCGCGGCGGCGGCGGCTTCTAGCCTGTCGTTTAGCGCGTTCATGTTGAGCGTCGCTTCAAGGCGGGTGTTCCATAGGTCAACGCCCCATTGGTTGACGGTCAATGGGATAGTGCTTACGACGGTGTCTTGCGGCACGGCGGAACGCCCCGCCCTTACCGAATACCGTGGCGGCAACTTGATGTTGATAGTCTGGCCGGAATCGTAGCCGCCCTGCGTCCCGAATTCGTCCTCATAATTTCGGTTGACGGTCGGTATCATGCCGGGGTTGTTCTTTATGATCGCCATAAATTCCTTGGCGACCTTCGCTGTTATGGGTAAATTGCTAGCCATCGCTAATATATCCTATGTCTGTCGGGAACGCTCCGCCATCGCCCGTACCGCCCACACCGAACCTTCTTTGGCGCGTTGTGCCGTGTACTTGTCTATGGGAATGGACATTAGGTCCCCCGTGGGTGCTATGCCACCGCCGACCCGTGGTGCTTGGTCGCCAGAAGCCCGTTTTTTACTTTTGAGATGGGTCGATATTTCACCGAGCCTTATTACTTGCCCTAATGGGCTAAGCTCTTCCAACCCGTAGAACTCTTTCGGGTTCATGTACAGGTATTCGAGGACTTTTGGCGCGTTGGAAACGTCCGCCAGGGCTTCTTCAAATGCCTTGGCATATCGTACTTCACCGGCCATGGCCTGGAACTTGACTCGGTCGAAACCAGGCAAGTCCTCGGCTGCGTCCAGGTGGTCGCCTAACTTTTCTTTGACTTCATCCTGGTAGGCTTCGTTTGACAATTCAGCCTGTTTAGCCGCCCTTGCCTGTTCCGCCACCGCCATCTCGTAATGAACTTTTGCGGTGATGAACTCATCAGCCGTCTTGTAGTCGTCCGAAACGGGTTTTTTAAGGTCGTCTTGTACGGGTTCGGCCTTTTGGGACTGTTCCCGCTCAAATTGCCGCCTTAGTTTCCGCTCGGTGGCCTTCTTGACTTCCGCCGACTTGTTGTCGAGCAGTTCGTCTATCTCAGCCTGTGTGTAAACTTTGCCAGTGTCAGGGTTTTCTTCCCCTTCCAGCCCTGATTCTTCCGGTTCAGTAACCTGTGTTTCTTCGTTTAGCTGTTCAGCCCCCGATGTTGTGCCGTCGTCGGTAACGGTTCCTTCTTCTTCCATTTCGTAACCCCTGGTTACCCGTGTGATAGCCGCACGTAGCTTGTTAGTAACTTGCATTTTGCAAGTCTCTACCTAAGTATATGCCCTATTTAGGTTTTGTGCTATATTAAAAACTTAATTATTGGGGAATTGGAATGCTATTGCACAAACCTGACACGACCGCTAAACGCTTGGTTTCTTGCTGGAAACGGGCTTCCAATATGGCAAGTCCAGGGGAAATAGACCATAGGCACGGACTATACGTGGCATGGGAAAACTGCAAGGCTTTCATGGACGGAAGCGACGGTTCACCCGAAGACACAGCCTATGATATATGCTTGCTGGATTGGTTCGCCTCAAGGCTGGATGTTTATTCAAAAAAAAATATATTGGCAAATGACGGAACCGTTTCTGCAATCCTATACGAATGGAAGTCACGTATGCCTTTCGACCCGACTAAATTGGCCTAGAGCAATTCCGCCATAATGTGCATTATTACCGATTCTTCCTCCAATATCTCGGCTTCGACCCCCTCAAGGTAAGCGATAAGCCTTAGTTGGGCGGCATTGGCTTCCCTTGCCGCATCTTCCAACGCCTTGGTGGCAAAATCAAGGCGTTGACGTTCATGTTCAAGTTCCCTTAACCTTGACTTTATGGCATTTTTATCCGCCCTTGTGCGCCATTTTTCTGACGTTAATGTAGTTTTATTATCAGGTATGATAAATTCTTGGCGTTTTTCCAGGCGTTTCGGCACGTGCCTTTGCCTGTAGTAGTAATTGCCGCCGCCGAGCTCGGCAATTTGTACCGGAAATCCGCTTGTACCCTGTGCGCTTACAGTATCAGGACTATTAAAACTAATGCCAATACCAGTGACTGAAGCGTTGCCCACAAAGCCAGATGCCGCTGCATTGTCGGGCAGGTTTATGGCATTGGCATTGCCTATGGCGACCGTATTTCCCAATGCGATGGCGATGTCCGGCCTGTTGGACGGGCTTGCCGACCCTGTCACGACCAGTTGCCCCTGTGCCTGGGCGATGTCAGGACTGTTTATGGCTAAAGCAGTGCCTATTATGGCATTGGATGCCGTCCCGGTGGCAGATACGCTGTCCGGTCTGTTGGTAGGGCTTGCGGTGGCCGTAACCAACAACTGCCCTTGCCCTTGCACCGCATCGGGCTTGTTGATTGCCGATGCAACGCCTTGCAAGGTGGCTGACCCGGCGGCTTGCACCGTATCTTGCTTGTTAAGTGCCGCCGCCGTCCCTGTGACGGTCGATACGAGGCTGGCAAGTGCAGCCACGCTGTCAGGCTTGTTCAGTGCCGATGCAATTGCCGTGACAATAGGACTTGCGGTAGCCTGTGCGCTGTCCTGCCTGTTGGATGGGTTTGCCGTGCCGGACAACGTTACCGTGCCTGTGGCAGATACGCTGTCGGGCTTGTTGGATGGGCTTGCCGTGGCGGTCACCACAAGCTGGCCTTGCGCCTGTGCCGTGTCGGGTTTGTTCAAGGCCGCGCCAGTACCCGTATTCCCGCTTGCGGCTGATACAGGTATGATCAGGTCTTTGTCGAACAACCCCAAGAAATTGGCCTCGCTGTTGAACAGGCCGATAGGGTCGAAGTCCGCCGTTTGGCTACGCCTTTTTTTCCAGGTCGGCGCGCCTATTTTTGGCGGGACTGGGTCAGGTATGGCCGAAAAAGATATGTCTTGCACCGACCAAGGCACGCTCCCGCTGGTCGTCCAGGACATCGGGTAGTTCCCTGGCGTGGGCTCTATCCGGTACGCCAAGCTAAACGGCATGGTGGTGGCCGTCGGTACGTCGTGTTGCGCTATCTCGGTTTGTGTGCCAGCCGATGTGATGGTGACATCGCCGTTATCGTGGTCGAACAGCG